GCGTCCCTAAATTGTAATTTCATCCGTTGTATTCCCCCTTTCTATGCCCTGACCATCCTTACACTTGCCCCGCCGTTGAGACAGCCGCGGAGAAGGTTTTCAATCATTTCAAACTTTGTCCCTGCTGGTGCGCCGCTTGAATATGTCGTTGAGATCGGCCCGACCGTCTCAGATATGACCTTGCCGCCACGGTCGAGATCGGGCATTAGGTCAGTACCGAGAAAGAGCTTCAAGGCGGCCTCGCTTGTCGCCCTTTTTACCGCCGTAGGCACGTTTTCAAGCACATAACCGTCATTATCGGATATTCCATACCTCGGGAACAAAAGGGCCTGTTCTGCGGTGCTCCTGACCCCTTTAAAGCGACCTCCGTAACGCATATCTATGAACGCCGTGGCTTTTTTGATGGCGTTTTCCCGCTTCGTCACGTTTGCCGCGTCTTCTGCGTCAATGTCCCATCCTGAGTTACCGAGATTGGTATGATAAGCGTCACATTCAGCCAGGGTCACGTAAGAATCAGCGTTACTTACGCCTGTTCCGTCCTCGACTATCAGGGACATTCTTTTTCACCTCCACGGGAGGTATTATTTCGCTCTCTTTGTCCTCTGGAATCACGACCGGGCTTTCTTCCTCGACAGGCTCAACGTAGAGTTCATATATACCCTTGCCTACATCTGCGGGTTCTGCAAGTGCCCAACCGCCCTTAAATTTAACTTTCACCAGTTCCATTTAGTTCACCTCCGACAAAATAAAAAAGGGGAGAGGCAAAAGCCCCTCCCTGTCGTTCTGTTATCTCTACTGTACCGCCCTGACGCAAAGGTTCGGGTTGAGAACCTGCACGCCCCAGAGTGCGTCAAGTGCGACCTTGACGGTTGAGGTGTTGCCCTCGTACCACATTCTGCTTCTGATCGCAAGGTTGGTTTCAGGATCAGATACAGTGGCTATTTTCGCACCAAGTTGCCCGCCGAGATCGGAGAGCGGTGCCATGGCAAGAGCGAAAGCGTGGCGGTGGAACGCAAGGCACTGATTCTTAGTTGTGCCTGTTCCCGAAGTGAGGATAACAGTTACAACCGCATCAGCCAGATTCTTCTGAGCAAGGGGCGGCGTGATCGCAACGGTTGTAGCGGAAGCTATTGTATAATCCGCTGTCACGCAATACTGCTGTGTGTCGCCCGCTATTTTGATAATGTCGCCCTTCTTGAGGGTCTGACCATCTGTGAGCGATTTAATGACAACTGCTTCTGCTCCTGCGTCAGCATCTGCGTTGAGTGCGCCTGCGGTATCTGCCATTGTTCCGCAAGTGTGCGCGGGTACGGTCTGAGAAGCGAAGAACTCGAACCCGTAACGGGTACCGAGTATTCCGCTCATCTGTGTGTTGACACCTGCCTGCCCTGCCCCCTCGTTCGTTGCAAAGGCGTTGAGTGCCATCAGCCCGCCCATTACATTGCCGTCTACCATAAAGTGCAAATCGTCAAGCGGGGCTTTGTTGTTGAACAGGGTCGTGTGTATCCCTGTTATGTCGGCCACCGTGGGAGTTGACGATATTGCGCCATACCACGGGATTTTTGGGTAGAGATCGCAAAGGGTTTTGTTTATTGCCTTTGCCAGCCCAAATGATGCGGGACGGATATGGTCTGTGATGATCTTCTCTTTGGTGAAAGAGAGTTCCTTATCCGTCAGGCCAAATTTGACCTCTTTCCAGTTGTTCAGCGTGATGCTGACGTTTTCAGGATTGAGTTCCTGTGTAGTCCCGCCTGTGGAAGTGTTGACATCTGTAGCCTCAAAAGACATCGGCCTTGTGATGTTGATTACAGAGCCTTTCTGCTGTGGTGCGGGATCGTAGCCACGGTGAACCCTTCCTGCGAAGCCAAGGGCTTCATGGAGCTGGATTAGTGCTTCCTGCGCGTAAAAAATGGGATCATAGTTTCCAAGTGTGTTAGACATTTATAAAATTCCTCCTTATGTTTTGTTTTTAGTTGTCGGCAATCTGAAAATCGACTCCCGCCTTCTGTGCCTGTTCTTTTGCTGACCTGTATTTGACCGGGTCTTTTGCATCATCGCGGGAAAGGATAATTGTCCCGCCCTTCCTGAACGTGCCGCCTGACGGCGCACCGCTCCCCGATGTGCCGTTACCTTCAAATGCACGGGCGAAAACGTCAGACTCGCGCATTTCTGTAACAAGGTCTTTGATGCCGATGTACTCGCCCTTTGAGTTCATGCGGGGCGAACCATCCTTATCAACTACGCGAACGTGGTATTTGCCCTCTTCCTCGACAACCTTCACGGCTGATTTGACGTGGGGCAGAAGCAGTTGAGGTATACCTTTTGCAGATGCGATGGCTTCTGTTGCTGAAGCGTCTACAAGGTAAGATTCGAGAGTTGATTTCATCTTCTGCACAGCTTCCTCCCGAGCCGTTATCTCCTTCTTGTGAGACTCAAGCAGTTGGGCCTTTAGCTTGTCCCATTCGCCCTTCTTTTCCAGATTTCCACGCTCTGCTTCCTCCCTAGCTTTGACCAGTTCGGTTATTTCTTCCGGGGTCATCCCGAGCCCCTGATACTGCTTTGCCATCTTTTCAAAGTCCGCGCGCGCCTTGCGTTCTGCCTGTAATGCAGATTTCAGCCCGCTTGTGTCCTCGACCCCGTCGACGGTAAGCTGATAATTTCCGTCTTTTTCCTCGTAGAGTCCTTTGATTCCCTCATCCAGACTCGCCCATTCCGTTGCGCTGACCTTAAATTTAATTGCCATTTCTATACATCCTCCCGATGTGTGATGCCGTGGGTTCTCCCCAAAGCACAAAATTAAGCCCCCCCGCATAGGGAGGCTTTATTGCCTAAATATATCGGCGGTAGTTGTCGTCAGTCCTTTATCGCCCTTAGTTTGTGTTCTGATGCGCACTTACCGCCGACAAACTTTTGTCATTTAATTTTGAGTTTCGCTTATCTTTGCCTTGAGTTCATCCAGTGTCAGTGGGTTCCCATGCTGATTGACCATGTCCCGAACGCTTATTTTCCCCTCGCTCCATAGCTTTGCTCGCTCGACACCGAAGACCTCCTCCGCATAGGACTGCGGTTTTTCCGACAGCCATTTGTCGAATGTCTTCGATGCGGGAACTTGACCGTCTATGCTTGACCGTTCGCCCTCCCCGAAGTCGTCATATTCCTTGAACCCCAGTTCCTCGAACGACTTCGTGACAGGCACAAGAACGGAACGGCAGTTCCAGTGTCTGGGCGGTTGGATCAAAACCATGTCGTGGTCGATCGGTTGGTCATCCATGTCCCACATGAGCCCGTCAAGCGAAGCGCACTCGATCGTTGTCCTTGTGTCCAAGGTAGACACCCACTGAACGCCCTGCAGGATGTCCGCGTTCGCCTTGTAGACCTGTCTTCTCGCATCGTTGGAAATCGCCTGTACTGAAGTTCGGATCGTTGCCTCCGCTCCCCGCAACGTGCCTTTCCGAATGTCAAATATCGGGTCGCCGTTTTCATCAGCACCGCCAGTAAGACGTTTCAAAATGTTGTCGATACTCTCGCCCCTTGCCCACCCCTGCCGAATGCCGTCCTTGAAATGGTCAGTCAGCTTGACCGACTGCCGTGACCACCATTCTGCTGATGGCGCACCTTCGATAAGAACTTCAGACATGAGAGAGTTCAACTGCTCTTTTGACACAGTGGCAATCTCGCCCATGCTCACCTTGAGATTCGAGGCAAGAAGCTTTCTTGTCCACCCTGTTTCAACTTCCGCAAGGTCGTACAGGTTCAAGTCGACCTGTTTGCCGATGCTCTCATAAGCCTGTGAAATTTCCTTTTCTGCCCGCTGAAAAAGGGCATCGATAGCCCTCTTTCTCTGTTTGACCGTCCCAGTAAATATTTCCGCGTCGGCTGTCTGTTCCTTGAGCTTCTTGAAAATTGAGTTGACCCGTCTGAATATCATGGTCTTCTGCCCCTCCGTGTATCGGGCAAGCATGACCGAGTGACTTCTTATTTTATCCGCTATTTTCTCATTGACCGAGGGCATAGCTCGCACCCTCTATCGAGAGCAGTTCTGCCTCTGCATCAATGTCAAAGTCATCTGGCAGGAAGTCCCTGCGCTTGAGTTCAGACAGCAGGGTTTTGGATGTGATTTCGCCCGCCGACCTTAATGCGATGAGTGCCTGTGCCTCCGTCGAAGCATCGCGCGGAAGTACGAACTGTCCCCTCAATTCTATTGAACCGCCGTCTGGAATGCCGACCCATTCGCCCATTAACATGAGTGCGTTTTAAAGGG